GGAATCTTTTAACCGGCTACAGCCCGCGGTGGCGACGACTCGCGTATATTTTAGGAGAGTTTAGCGGCTTGACGCTGATTAAACACTTATGCCGCGACAAGTTGAGATCGCCCAAGCCCTGGGCATCAGCAAGGGAAGGGTTAGCCAGCTCAAGCGAGAGGGACTTCCGCTGGACAACGTTGAAAAGGCCAGGGCATGGCACGCGCAAAAGTACGGAGTGCTTGCGCACAAGGGGGCAAGGGTTGAGCCCGGCCAGCCGCTTCCGGCACCAGCCCCGGAGCCCCCAAGCCCTGACGACATACGAAGGGACGATCCTGTGGGCGTACTGGCCAGGGCAAGACAAGCGGAGATGGTGGCCTACAGCGTCATTGCGGAAAGCGTGCGCAACAAAAACGTCCGGGACACCCGAAACGCAACTGCCAACTGGCGGACCGTTATGCATGCGCGCATGGAGGCCGAGGCCGAGGTTGCCAGGTGGCGCATGCAGACAGGTGAGCTATGGCGCCGGGCCGAATGTTTGGAATACATCACAAAACGGAACACCCAGCTGCGACAACTACTGGAAGCCATGCCAGCAGCGATCGCGGCAAGGTGCAACCCAAGCGACCCGACAACCGCCAGCGCCGCCATTGAGGACGGCGTTGAGCAGATCATCGCAACCATGAGGAGCCAATGAAAACAGAATACCCCTGCCTGCTAAAAAAGAAGGTGGCCGACCTGACGCCGGCCGACTACAACCCGCGCACGATCACCGACGAGGCGATTGGTCGCTTGACCAAAAGCCTGGCCGAGCTCGGCAACCTTCAGCCAATTACATGGAACGTCCGGACCGGCCGGATTGTTGGAGGCCACCAACGCCTAAAGTGCTACCAGGCGATGGGCAAAAAAGAAGTGGAAGTCTGGGCGGTTGATCTTTCTGAGGACAAGGAGAAGGCGGCAAACCTAGCGCTGAATAAGCTGGCTGGAGAATTTGATCCGCTGCGGCTGAAGGATTTGGTGGAGCAGCTGGACACTGGAGGCATAGACCTAGAAATCACGGGGTTTTCTTTGGACGAGCTTGGCGATATGATGAGCATGGCTCCTCAAGAAATTTCTGAGGACGATGTTCCAGAGCCGCCGGCCGACCCAATTACAAAACCCGGCGATCTGTGGCTTCTTGGGGAACACAGGGTGCTTTGTGGGGACTCAACAAGCGAGGCAGATGTATCTAGGCTTATGAATGGAGAAAAGGCAGATATGGTTTTCACCGATCCGCCTTATGGAATTAAGGTTGTAAGCAACACAAGCGTGGGTGGCGGGGGGGCTTTAAAATTTGGCGGGAAAAAAGGTAAAATTGTAAATAGCACCAAAGGATTTGCCGAAATTATTGGAGACGACACAACCGATACCGCAAGAAAATTTTACAATACTTGTGTGGCTTTGGGGTTTAAAAATTTCATAATATTCGGAGGAAATTATTTTACAGATTTTCTCCCGCCATCAATGGGATGGATTGTTTGGTATAAAAAAAATACTGGTAATTTTGCTGACTTTGAAATGGCTTGGACTTCATACAACAAAGCGTCAAGACTATATGAATATTTATGGAATGGATTAAGCAGGCAAGGAAGCAGGGAGCTTGAGTTAGTTAAAAGAGTTCACCCCACACAAAAACCAGTTGGCCTAAATATGGAAATATTAAAAAACTATGAGCATAGTTTAATTTTTGATGGATTTTTAGGGAGCGGTTCAACCCTAATCGCCGCAGAGCAACTAGGCCGCAAGTGCTATGGCATGGAAATCAGCCCAGCCTACTGCGACGTGATTGTGAAGCGCTGGGAAAATTTGACGGGGCGGAAAGCGGAGTTGTGCAAGAGCTGATCGAAGCCGACCTCGCCTGCTGGGCTAAGCGAGAAAAGTTGCCAGCCTGGAGGTGGGCAGAGCAAAACATCATCCTATCCGGAGCCACGCCCTACAAGGGGCCTTATCGAACCAGTTACACGCCATACGTGCGCGGCGTGCTGGACGCGCTGGAAGATTGGCGCACGCATACGGTGGTGCTGGCGTGGGGATCTCAAACGGCAAAGACCACCACGCTGATGACTTGGCTTAACTGGCGTCAGGTCAAGCATCCACCGGCTGCGCTCTGGGTAATGCCAACGGAGGCGTTGGCCCGCAGCTTTAGCGAGAGCCGCCTGCAGCCGATGTTCCGCGCCTGCCAACCTGTGGCTGAAACCATCCCAGATGATTCTGACCGGTGGAAGATTTTGGAAATGCACTGGAACACCGGCAACACATTAAACCTTGTGGGTAGCAACTCTCCGGCTGCAATTTCTTCCCGTCCGGTCGAGGTCGTTGTTTGCGACGAGCTGGACAAGTTTGCGCCTGCCACGGAAAAGGAGGCCGCTGCTTTTGCCCTTGCCTTGGAAAGGACCAAGGCGTTCCCGCGACGAAAACATGTGCTTACCAGCACCCCAACCCTCTCGACCGGGGATATTTGGGTGCAGTACTTGGCTGGGACGCGGGAAAAATTTTTCGTTCCGTGCCCGCATTGTTCGGAAATGCAGGAGCTAGTTTTTGGTCAGGTGAAGTGGGACGAACAGGCTAAAAACAGTGAAGGCAAGTGGGACTTAAAACGAGTTCGGCAAACGGCGCACTACTTATGTGAAAAGTGCACCGGCCGAATTGATGACGGGCACAAAACGGCGATGTTACGGGCAGGGGAGTGGCGCCCAACCGCCGGAGACGACGCGGAGCCCGGGCGTCGCTCCTTTCACCTCAATTCGCTTTATTCTCCGTCTATTACCTATGCCGATGCCGCTGTTAAATTTTTAACAGAAAAAAACTATCTGCAGGGCCTGCAAAACTTCGTCAATGGGTGGCTTGCCCTGCCATGGGAGGATCAATTTGACGACGACGAGGCGGCCGCCATCCCGCCCGGAGCTTTTGCCAAGCGTCAGGCGTGGGACAAGGACCACATCCTGCTGGCGGCGATCGACCGGCAGATCGACGAATACTGGTACGTGATCCGGGCTTTTGCCCGCGACGGGACGAGCCGGTTGTGGGACGAGGGGAGACGCCGGACGATTGAGGACATCGCCCAGCTGATGGCAGAGAACGGGGTCAAACACGTGGCGATTGACTCCGGCTACGAAACCCAGGACACCTATCGAATCGCCGCCCGTTACAACTGGACCGCCATTAAAGGCGAGGAGCGGCCGCACTTTCTGATCGAGCTAAACGGCATGCGGGTCAAAAGCGTTCACAGCTCCGAGCAACCGACCGATGCCGGCTGCCGCCTGCTGCTGTTAAGCTCGCCGGCGTGCCAGGACTTGCTGGCCTGGTTGCGGCGAGGGCAGGGGCCGGCGTGGGAAGTGGCGCACGACGTCAGCCCCGAGTACCGCGAGCACATGGCCAGCCACCGCAAGGCGCACCGGGTGAACCGCAAGACCGGCAAGGACCTGTACGAGTGGATCCGGGTCAAGCACCGGCCGGACCACTTATACGACTGCGAGACTTACTTGGCCGGCTTTGCCGTGTTTGGAAAGGTCATCGCCGCCGAATCGGCCATGGAGGGGCAGCCCAGCTTGACACCATGAGCGCGTCGTTGTGGAGCGAGGGCTACTTTTTTCCCTTTGGATTCAATCGGCTAAAGATCCGGTGGCCACGCGCCTTGCCTTGGAACAACTTGCGGCCAACCAGTTCTCCACCTTCAACAACGGAGGCAAGGTGATGGTCTCCGCCTCCGTGGCCGGCAAGTCCTTCAGCTACCAGCTCCAGCCCGGGGTCAACCCCGCCGGCGTCGCCGCCATGGCCTACGAGCTGTGGACGCGGGTCAAGGATTTCACCACCTCGGCCGAGCTTGAAAACTACCTGGCCAAATCCACCGGCCAGGTCAGCTATCCCAACTTCGGCAGCATGGTCCCGATCTACCCATGAGCCTAGGTTCGTGGATCGGCCGGATCGTGCGGGCGGGGACGCAGGATTTTTCCCAGCGCCAATACATTTACGTCCAGCCGCAGGACACCCGCACCGACGTCACCACGCAAAGCCGCAAACAGGTCCTCGGACTTGCCCGCTACTGGTTCTACAACTCGCCCGTCGTCCGCGGCGCCATCGACTGCATGGTGCGCAACTCCATCGGCCCGGGCATCAAATGCCAGGCCCGCACCTCCGACGAGGGCTGGAACCGCGCCACCGAGGAATGGTTCGACACCTGGATGGGAAGCTGCGACGTCCGCGGCCTTCTGGATTTCAACACCATGCAGCAGGTCGCTACGCGCACGATGCTGCGCGACAACGAGGTTTTCCTAATCTTGACCAGCGCCGGAGAAAACGGCGATTGGCCCCAACTGCAGATGGTGGAAGCCCACCGCTGCGAGACGCCGCCCTACCTCAACGGCGAAAAGCGCGTGATCGACGGCGTCCGGGTTAACGCCCAAGGCCGGCCGCTCTCCTATTACATCAACCTCGGCGACGGCGACAAATTCAGCGAGGTGCAATCGCCCGATTTGATAGTGCTGGCCGAGCGCGACCGCGCCGACGAGCTGCGCAGCCTGTCCCGCCTGGTCACCTGCCTCAACCTGATCCAGGACCGCGAGGAGATTCTGACCAACACGATGGTCTCCGTGAAACGCGCCAGCACCATCGGCCTGGCGTTGGAAGGCGAGGGGAGCGCCGGATTTTTCGGCCCCGAGACCACGACCGACAACGGCATTACCACCGACCGCATCTTCGGCTCCGGGGCAATCTGGAATGTTCCGGCCGGCCGCAAGATCCGCGAGATCAAGGACGACCGCCCCAGCCCGAATTTGTCCGACTTCATGGATCAGTTCCTGCGCGCCGTGGCTGCCGGCCTCGGCCTGCCTTACGAATATTTGTGGAAAGCCGACCTCTCCGGCCCGTCCCAGCGGTTTGTGCTGGCGCAGGCCCAGCGCCGGTTTGATGAAATTTCACAAGCCGTCACCACCCAGCTGGTCTCCCGCGTGCGCCTCTGGGCGCTGGCCAAGGCCATCAAACGCGGCGACCTTACCCCGCCCCGCGGGATGGATCGCTGGTGGCAGGCCGTCTACCACACGCCCCAACGCACCACCATCGACGCCGGCCGCGACAGCGCCGCCGACCGGGAGGACTTCAAGCTAGGCATCCGCACCCTGGCCGACATCGCCGCCGAACGCGGCAGCGATTGGCAGGAGATCGTCGATCAACGCGTGGCCGAGCAGGTCTACATTAAACAAAAAGCCCAAGAGGCCGGCGTGGATCTGGCCGAGATCCAAAACACCGGAGCCAAGCCAGCCGCTCCGGCCGTGACCCCGCCCAGCGAGCCTCCGGCCGATGCTCCGGCCGCGCAGACCCCGGCCCCAGAACTGGCCGCCAACACCGTCACGATCAACATGTCCGCCCCGGTAGAGGTAACCACTGAACCAGCGGCTGTTTTGGATCCGGCACCCGCCCAAGCCGAGGCGTTCACCATGAAGGACGACCCGGATCTGGAGCTTTCCGACAAGGAGCTGGACATGGTGGTCAAGGCGATCGGCCTAAAAAACAAGAAGGCCTACAAGAAAAAGAAGTCTGATTGACACGATTTGGCCAGCTATGGCCGAAAAGAAATTCAAGGGCATTTCTGTCATCACCGCTGGCCCCGCCCTTGGCCACGGCATGGTGATCGATGCGGAAACCCTCAACCAAGTTGTCGAAAAAGGGAACGAGGCCGGACAGGTCAAAGTCCTTTCTGACCACAGCTCCAGCGTCTCCAACATCATCGGGTATCTGGAAAATTTCAGCTTGGATGGCGGCCGCGTCCGCGCCGACCTGACGCTTCTGCAAAGCCACGACGGCTTTGCCTATTTCAGCGAACTGCTCAGCACCCTGCCCGGCCAGATCGGTTTTTCAATCAGCTTCAGCGGCGTGCCCCGGATTGCCGAGGACGGCACCCAGCTGGCCAACGTGCAGACCCTCTTTTCCGTGGATCTGGTGACCAGCCCGGCCGCCAACCCCACCGGCGTCTACAGCGCCAGGGTTGACAGCAAACAACAGGCCATGGCTAACACAGCTACGACCCAAGAGGTCAAATTAGAGGCGCCCGTCGAAGCGGCGCCCGCAGCCCCGGCGGCCCCGGTGGCAGAGCCCGTCAAGCTCGCCGAGCCCACCCTCTCCGACATCAACGCCAAGCTGGACGCCATCATGGCTCTCTTGGCCGCAGACGCCTCCGAGGACGCCGCACCGGAAATGCCGGCCGCTCCCGAGATGACCGCCAAGGTTGAGGACACCAAGCTGGAAGCCGCCGTGATGGAAGCACCCGCCGCTGACGAGCCCGCCGCCGAACCGGCCCCAGAGCCCGTGGCCGCGGAAGCCAAGGCCGAGGTCAAAGAACTTTCCCAACCTGTGCCTTCCGTCATCGCCGCCAAGGTGATCGAGCTGGAAGCCAGCCGTGGCGTTAAGCCCCTGGAGGTGTCCACGGAAACCGCTTTCTCGCGTGCCGACCTGATGACTCAGTTCAACGCGGAAAAGGATCCCCGCCGCGCCGCGGAGATCTTCAAAAAACTGCAGCTGGCGCGATAACCCAAAAGGATAACCAACATGCCCAACACACTCGGATCCGTCTCGAACGGAAAGGTCATCGCCCAGCGCGCCCTTGAGCTCCTGGTCGAAAACTACCAATGGATCGGCAGCGGAGTGACTGACTTCTCCGACGCCACCGCCCGCAAGGGTGATTCCATCACCACCCACATCGTCAGCATCCAGTCCGCCTCGGACTACAGCACGACCGCCGGCTACGTTCCGGGCGACGTGACGCAGACCGACGTGACCGTGACGCTCAACAACTTCAAGCATACGACCTATGCGATCAACGACGACGAGCGCACCAGCTCCAACATCAACCTGATCAACCGCTTTGCGGAACAGGCCGCCCACGCGCTGGGCAAGGCGATGGTGGATT